GAGCGGATGAGCTGCAGATCCATCGGCGCGACGAAGAACATCGAGCGCGCCGTTCCGCCCTCGTCATTCTCCACCCACTCGGACACGAACAGATGGCTCCCGCCTGCGCTGAAGTCTGTACCCATGTCAGGTCTCCGACCAGGGCCGGGGGCCCGAAGGCCCCCGACCGGTCAGTTAGCCGCCGGCTTACGAGCCGTCGGTGAGGTCGCGAACGATGCCGCTCGCCTTCTCGTTCTTCGAGCAGAGGGCCGCCTCGGCGATGAGCAGCCGGTTCTCGGCGTCTCCCGTCTTGGCGAGGCTCTCCTGCATGAACGGCCGGAGGTACGAGACCGCCCAGTAGTTCATGTCGAGGACGAAGGCCGACGTGCCGTCCGTGGCCGTGGTGCCGTTCTGCTTGATGAAGCGGTCCGGCACGACCATGTGCTCACCGAAGTCCGAGACGTAGACGTCGATCGCCGTGACGAGGCGCTTGTCCTCGCTCGTGTCGAACTTCGTCGTTCCGCCCGTGAACCCGGAGACGGCCTGCTTGTTGAAGGGGTCGACCAGGATGTAGTCCGGGTTGCCGCCTTCGATGTAGGCCTTGCGGATGGTCTCCTTGAGGAACGACTCGGTGAAGGCGCGCGCGACGCCCGCCTCGACCACGTCGTTCTCCGGGATCTGGTTGTTCGTCGGCGCCGCGAGCTCGGTGCCCACGGAGTTGACGTTCGTGAAGATCCAGGTTCCGACGCCACCCGTGACGCGCTCGGTCGTCGAGGAGCCAGCGTGGATCGGGACCGTGCCGCCGTCGACACCGTTGGCCGCCGCCGGAAGGGCCGCGACCTCCGCCGCACTCAGGCCCGACAGGAACTGGTATTCCATGTCGCGCCGGATCTCGAGACCCATCTTCGCGATCTGGTAGGCCAGCTCGCTCTGGCGACCGGCATGCTCGATCGCCTCCTGGGTACCCGTGACCGAGAGCGGCTTCGCCCAGATCTGGGTGTAGTTGTGGAGACGGTCGGGCTCGGGCCGGACCGCGCCGGTGTAGTCCGCACCTTCGACGTTGATGTTCAGCGTCTCGGTGACGAGCTCGTCGACCTGCCATTCGTGCTTCTTGTTCGACGCAGAGCCTCTCTCTGCGCCGCTGACGAACGGAGTCTCGGTCGGGTCGATCATGTAGATGACGTCCGACAGGTCCTCTCGGTTCGACAGGTTGAACGTGTACGACTCGACCTGAGCCATGACTTGCCCCCTAGTTCTTGGTGAAGAAGGTCTCCAGGAGCTTGCCGGCGTCCTTCACCGAGCGAGACTTCCCGAAGTGCTTCATGCGGTCCTTCCGGACCGTCACGTTGGGATCTCCCTGATCGACGCGCGCCGTGGCACGCTTCGCCAGGTTGGGCTTCCTCAAGCCCTTCTGCTTCCGAAGCGCCTCGAGGGTCTTCCCCTTGGCCTTCTTCTGCGACGCACGCCACTTCGCCGCCTCGTTCAAGGCGATGATGTGGCGATGGTCCGTGACCGCAGCGATGGACGCGTCGTCGAACCCGAGACTACGCATGTAGTCCGTGTTCTCCTTCACGACCTCCTGGATCGTCTTCTGATCCTTGAACCAGTGGGGCATCTTCTGGCGCAAGAGTCCTGCTTCACGCTGGTGGACCTGCTCGACGGTCGCGCCGGAGCGCTCCTGCCGCAGGCCAGCGTTGAAGTCCATCGTCGAAACAGCCGCCTTGATCAGCTCGGCGCGTCGCTGGCGCTTCTCGATCATGTCGGCGTACTGGAGTGGGTCGCGAGCCTTCAGCTCGGCCAGGTCGACGTTCTCGAACTCCGCCGTCATCTCCTGCACCATCGCTTGCGCGAGGCCGGCGATCTTGGCGATCTCCGATTCGGTCTGCTGGTCTACGGCTGCGACCCGCTCCTGGAACTTCTCTTCGTACTGCTGCTGCAGCTCGAGGTTCTGGTTGCGGGATTCGCGGAAGCCATTCAACGCCTCACCGAGAGGGACCACGTTCCCCCAGCCGTCGTCGATACCGATGCCTTCGAGGATCTCGTCGGGCTCGACCTCGAACTCGGCCGCGAGGGCCTCGATCGAGTCGATGGACGCCTCGTCTTCGGACGCAGCTTCGCCGTCGGCGTCGTCCTCGTCGCCCGCCTGGGCTTCGAGTTCGTCGTCGTCGGTTACGTCTTCGTCCTGGTCGGTGGTGGTGGCGTCTTCCGCCTGGAGATCCGCGACGTTGCGCTGATCTTCGGTGGTACGCTCACTGTCTTCGTCGGGGCTGGGGGAGTCCGTGTCCTCGGTGCTCTTGGCGAGGAGGGCTTCGATCTGGCTCTTGGCCTCATTGATCGAGAGCTCTGCGCTCATTAGGACTGTCGAACTCCATTCGGGACTCTGAGGCGGAGTGCAAAGCCTCCTCCTCCTGCTTGATGCGAGCCAGGGTACCGCTCTCCGCGATGTGTGCCAATCGGCCGTGAATTCGCTGCAGCGCGCGGACCATCATGTGCGCGTCGTCGCGCTCACCAGAATCCTCTGGCGCCGACATCAGGAAGCGGTTCTTCTGCTCGTTGAGCAGCTCCTCCATCACGGCTTGGAACTCGGTGTTGTCGAGGATCGCCTGCGCCTCATGGCCGCGGCGGATCTCTTCTTCAGGACTCGGAGGTGTCAGGTCGCTCACGCTGCATCGCCTTCTGCGCTTCCGCCTGCATCTCGGCAACCTTGATGCGGGTCTCGGCGTCGCGCTTGTTCATCTGGTCCTTCAAGGACAGGTCAGCGAACCGCCACTCCACCATCTTCTCGCGCTCGATCGCTTCGGACTGGGCCGTTAGGCGATCGATCTCGTTCTTCATCTGATCCTCGCGCACGCGTCGTTCGTGCTCGAGGACCTTCGTGTCCGGGGGCGGTTCGGGCCACTCTGCACCAGGCTCCGGCTTGGCGAAGAAGAGATCCTCCTTCGAGAAGCCCATCGTCCTGGTTAGTTCGGAGAGCGAGTTGTAGACGTGGCGCGGCGAGACGAAGCCGCTCGCGCCCATCTGCAGAGCCTGCTGCTGGAGCTGGATCATCCCCATCAGGTAGGAGATGCGCTCGGCCGCGGCGCCGACGCCCAGGCCGATCTTCACCTTCACGTCGATGTCGTCCTGCCACTGGCTGGGATCGACGTCGACCCACTTCCCGCGCAGCCGGATCGTCATCGGCTTGTTGTTGTTCTGCTTGAACGTCCGGTAGAGCAGGTGGAAGAGCTGCTTCACGCCGGTCTCGGCGAAGATGCGGCCGATCAGCTCGACGCGCGCGAGCGCGGCAGCCGTGTGCGCGGCCACGCCGGTGGCGCCGCCCTTCAGCGACGCGGCGTCGATGCCCGAGTGGTTCGGCGAGACGCCGGTCCGGACCTCGCGCGTGTTGTCGATCTCGTTCAGCAGCGAGAGCGTCAGCGGCTGGAGGGGCGTGACGTCGAGCGGCTTCACGGCGTCGAGCGTCGACGCGCGGATCAGGCCACCAGGCCGCGAGACCAACATGTCGTTGACCTCGACCGCGCCCTCGAGGATGACGTGCCGCTGGTTGTTCTGGAGGTAGATGTTGTCGAGCATCTGCCGCCAGAGCGTGGACTTGATCTTCTGCAGGTCGCCGACGATGTCGCCGAGGCCGAGGCCGTGGAACTTGAACGGCACGGGCCACGCGGTCAGCGACGCGTAGGGGATGAAGTTGGCGTACTCGTTCGACATCAGGACCGAGGCTTCGTCGCCCACGACCATGATGTTGCGGAGCTCGGCGTAGCCGTCGCCGTCCGCGTCCATGCGGATGTAGCAGTCGTTGATCCAGTGCTCGCGCGACGCCTGGTCGCGGCGGCTCGACGTGCGGGACGGGAAGTCCTGCTCGTCGTGGAGGCGCTCGATCCGGCTGAGCTGGAACTCGGAGTCCTCGTCGGCCGGCAGGTCGCGGACGAAGTCGGCCGGGAATCCCATCGCGATCAGGTCGGACGAGTAGAGGCGCCGGCGCTCGCCGACGAACCACGAGTCATCGTCGAGCTTCGACTCACGGCGGCCGACCAGCATCTCCTCGGGCGGGATGCCGCGGACCTTGATCTGCGAGACGACGTCGACCTGCTTCACGGTCACGTCGACGACGGGGATCTCTTCGCCCCCGAAATTCTCCATGCGCTCGTCGTAGGCCAGGACCTGGAGGCCGCGGCCATCGTCCATCAGCGACTGGTACTCGCGCTCGGTCAGGCCGACGTAGGTCTCGATCTTCGGCTCGACCCGCTCGTCCTGCCAGACCTTCACGAACCCGCGGCGCTCCAGCATCGCGGTGAAGAACCACTCGTAGAGGATCTCGAAGCCGTTGCAGTCGTCCATGAACAGCTTGTTGATGACTTCGGTCGCCTGCTCGGCGGCCTCGTCAGCGCGCTGCTGCTCCTCGGGGCCCATGCCGGCCTTCGCTCGAGGCTCGTACTCGACCACCTGGCTGCCGCCGGTGAACATCCGCATCAGGGACGGGAGGATCCAGTGCAGCGTGTCCGCGACCTCGGTCATGACGACCTGGCTGCGGCCCTTCTGCTCGTTGCCGAACGGCTTGCCGAAGAAGAGGCGGAGCGCCTGCCGGCGGGCCTCTGCGACCTCGGAGCCGGAGGCGATGGACCCGATCGAGTCGGTGATCTCCCCGCCGACGATGCTCTTGATCTCGTTGTCGTCGAGGACGCGGAATCCGCTCTTCGTCTGCCCCGGGAGAGGGGAGCGTTCGAGCGCGTCGAAGGCCTTCTCCGCCTGGGAGAGGCCGCTACCACCGAACACGCGATCAGGCATCGATTACCCCTTCGGACCCTTCTTGGGGTCCTTCCCCACGCCGGCTTCCTTCATGACCGCGGGTCGCGCGGGAATCCGGGCCTTCTTGCCCGCAGGGGCAGGCGGGTCCGGCGTCAGTGTACCCGCCTTGCGGAGCTTCTCCAGCGAGCCCTTCAGCAGCTCGACTTCGCCCACCAGCGTGTCGACCACCTGGCGGAACTCTTTCTCGGTGCGCTCGAGGTTCCGTTCGAGCATCGTGATTCGCTTCGTCGACATGTGGGGCTCCTAGACGATGGCGAGCTCGGGGGCGAGAACGTCCTCGCCGCTCGGCTCACCGAAGCGGTGTTCGCGAGAGCCTACCGAACCGGTCTGGAACGCGTCCGCCGGATTCGAGGCCCAGTTGTGGAGGGGGTTCTCGGAGTAGACCGGCTGGTTCCGGTCGTCGAGGATGCCCGGGATCTGCTTCCGCTGGTACTGGCGCAGCGCTTCGAGACCGCGCTCGCAATTCACCTCGTGGAACTGCATCTTGCCGATCATCGAGCGCGCGGCCTGGATCTGGTCGGCCTTGCTGATCTTCGTGACGACGCGGACGTTGCGGTAGCCGGACTCGTAGAAGCGCTCGACGCGCGTCTGGCCCGTGCCCCACTCGGTGACCTTCGCATCGTGCGGCAGCAGGTGCTCCGAGTAGTTGTAGTTCAGCTCGTCCCGCTTCTTGTTCAGGATCGAGATCCACTCTGGGAAGCTCTTCATCGCGTGGCTCTCGAAGTCGACCGCGCGGTACTGGCCGTAGTGCTTCTGGACGAACCAGACACTCGTGTCGTCGGAGTGGCCGATGTCCCACCACGTCTCGACCGGCTTCGTATCGTCGTGCGGGAAGTGGCCGATGCGCCCCTCCTCCTGCGCGCGCACCATCGCCTCGCCGAAGTAGGCGTTCTCGAGCTGCGCGTCGAACGAGCACTCGAACTCCTGGGCAGCCATCGCTTCCGACATGCCCTCGGCGATCGCGTCGCGCACCGCCTCCTCGGAGATCGCCTTCGTGTCCTTGTACGAGAGGACCTCGGTGAACCACTTCGGGTCTTCGATGTGGTCGCGGTACATCTGGTAGGCGAAGTTGCGGCCACGAGGGGTCGTGATGAACACGGCCCAGCCGTCGTTCTCCGCGAGAATCGGCTGCAGGCGGTTCCAGATCTCCGGCGACTCGTAGAGCGCCCACTCCGAGAAGACGATGCCGATCGGGTTCGTGCCGACCTGGCTGTCGGGGTTGTCGGCGCCGATCACGGAGTAGGTCGAGCCGGGCTGGCTGTCGTCGTAGGGATTGATGAAGTCGAGCGTCAGCTCCTGGTCGCGCTTGCGCTCGATCAGGGCCGGATGGAAGTGGTCGCGGAACGGGCGCCCGTCGCGGGTCTTGCCCTCCCAGGCGATCTTCTTCCCCTGGCGATACGTCGGGAAGACGTGCCAGTAGGCGCCGACTCGCTCCATCGCCGCGCACTGGATGATGTTGACGAGGGAGAGGTCCTTGCCCGCGCGCCGGTGCCAGAAGACGCACGCGCGCTTGCCGCCGGAGCGCATGAAGGTCCAGAGCGGCGCCTGGTAGTCGCGCGGCTCCCAGTTGTACGGGAGCCTGATCTCTACCGGCTTCTCGGGCACGCTAGAACGCGAAGCTCATCGACACCGCGAACGCGCCGAGCAGCCATGCCCACGAATCGATGTGGCTATCCACGATGTCGTTCGTCGCCGGGTCGTCGCGGAAGTTCTGAAGAATCTCCCTCAGCGATCCGGCGGAGCCACCCAAGAAGGTCCCAAGGATCTGCATGAACGGGCCGATGAGCTCGGGATCGACGAGCGCGATCAGGTTGACGGCGGTCGAGATCGCCCCTCCAGCGATGGCATGGAGGACCTGATCGAACCACCATTGCCAGTCGTCAACCTTCTCGCGGATGCTTCTCGGCATGCTTGAACTCCTGGATCGTGACGGCCGTGTGATCGCCGCCTTCCGCGATCGCTTCGACGGGGGGCTTCGTCGCCTGGACGGGGATGGACTTCTCGTGGTGCTTGTCGGGGGCTTCGATGATGATCGTGACGCCGCCGCGCTCGGACTCTTCACCCTTGCGGATGCCGGGCTTGCCCTGGGCGCGATCGAGGACCTGGGTCGCCGCGGCGAGCATCTCGTTCGGCTTCGCGCGCTGCTTGCCGGGGAGCTGGCGGCCTCGGGCGATCTTCTCGACCACCTTCAGCATGTCGGGCGCGATCTCCTCCGCCCGCGCCGTCACGGCGTCCTTCTGGATCTCTTCGGCCTTCTCGATGGCGGCCTTGTTCGCTGCGACGATGTCTTTCGCCATGCAGTGAACCTACCTCACCGGCGGCCCTTGGGCTTGCTCGTGTAGCCGAGGGCCTCGAGCTGCTTCCGCTGGTTGCGGTTCACCAGGCCGACTCCCGCCTTCGCGGGCGACTTCTTCTTCGCGGGCTTCTTCGAGGCGGACTTCTTCTTGGCAGGCATGTTAGGCCTCCTTCTTCGTGTCGGGATGTGAGGGCCGGCGGGGGTGTTTCTGGGCGAACAGCCACTCGTAGACGTCGACGCCAGGGCAGATGGTCGGCAACAGGCCGACGTCACGGTGGCCCATGATCTCCAGGCGCGGGGCGATGCACTTCCACGCGCCGATGAGCTGGAAGAGCGTCTCGTACTGCTCCCAGGTCCAATGCTCACCCTCGCGCGTCATGTCCCCAACCAGGCAGATGCCGATCGAGTTGAAGTTCGCGCCCTTCGTGTGCGCGCCCCTCAGCGGCAACGGCCGGCCGTAGCGGATCAGGCCGTTGCTCTCGATGACGTAGTGGTACCCGATGTCGGAGAAACCCCGCTCGAGGTGCCACTTCTTGATGTCTTCGAGCGTCGTGCTCAGCGAGCTCGCGCTGTGGTGGATGACGATTCGGGCGATCGCGTCGAGGGGCTCCATAGCGACTCCTGAAGCTCGGGGAAGTAGTCGTCGAGCAGGTCGAGCGCCTGGTCGACCGCGTAGTGAGGGTCCTCGGACGCCAGATCGAGCAGCTTTGCGCGGTACGCGCGCAGCTTCGTGATCGTTCGCGGCAATCCGGACCCCACAGCAGCGCCAGATTGGGCCATGTTAGGCCGCAGCCGGCGGATCGGGCGCCTCGGGAGCCGGTTCGGGCTCGCCGATGGCCTCGCGGATGCGCGCGGCGTTCTCGACCGGGTCGACACGGGCCGGAGGCGCCGGATCGACGGCCGGAGAGACCTCATCGCCGGTGTCGGGGCGCTCGTGAGCACTCACGACGACGAGAATTCGGGCCGAATCGGGGACTCCGACGCCATCGAGGCCGTCTCCGGAGGCGATCGCGGCCTTCACGGCGACGGAATCGAACCCGAGAAGGTTCTTCACGGCCGTCTGGAACGCGCGGCCGGTCGGCGCGTCGAGAATCAGGGTCTGCTTCGCGTCCTGGTCCTCGTCGAGGAGGAAATACGCGCGGCTGCAGCCGTCCATCGCGCTCTCTTCGAGGGCTTCACGCGGGACGGTGTCGTTCTTCGGGTTCAAGCGGATCATGCGAGAGTCTCCTTCGGGGCTCAGATCGCAGAATAGGCGCCGGTACCGACCGCCGCGACTGCCACTGGGCCCACGATCTTGAGGATCCTCCAAATCTGGGAGAATCGCTGGTTGTCGTGTTCGACGTGGCTCTCGAACGAAGCCTTCAGGCCGGCGTGATCCGAGTGAAGACTCGACAGGCCAGTGGCCGTGTCCTCCTTCAGCTCATTGATCCGCGTGTGGATCTTCTCGCGATGGTCAGAAGCACGGTCGCGCTCCCGTACCTGCTCATCCTTGATCTCGACCATCGTGCTCGAGATGTGCGTGAGAGTTGCCTCGATCCGGCCTGCCTGCGTCTCGTCCACTTTCCAGCCTCCGCCAACCCCGGGGACCGTACCAGAACGAGAAACCCCCCGCCGGTTTTGACACCGACGGGGGGCTGAACGGAGGCTCTCGAACCTGCGAAGGAGACGAGGAACCCGACTCTTCCGAGCCAGCCCCACGATAGGCGTGCTTGACGATGGGCGCAAGGCGCGGCAGCATGGCCGTCCAGCGAAGGAGAATCCAATGGCATCCAGACCCCGACAGGACGTGATCTTCGAGCGACGCTGCATGACGCTGTCGCTCGCCTTCTGGGCCTTCTGCGCGTGGAAGCTCTTCAACTGATGGCCGGCCGAGGGTCCAAGCACCGCTCGCGCTACGGCGCCAACGTCCGGCGAGCTCGGCGTATCGAGATCTCCATGGTCTCCGCCGACGGCAAGCGGCTCGACCCTGCCCCGCTGAAGAAGGGCGGCGGCATGAAGACCTTCCATTCACCGCGAGAGATCGCGCGTCGTGCCGGTGTCTCCGTCTCCGTCCACCTGCGGAACCTCGAGTGGGCCCGCCATGCCATGGGAGGGCCCAAGCCGGCGACGAAGTCGTCCTGAGCGGGAACCACCGCGTGGGGGACGACCAGCCACGAATTCTGCGGAACCACGGGGGAGCCCTCGATGCCGCAGAGCCCCAGAGCTAGAGCTGGAGGGGGCGAGGGAGATCCGAGGGTCATCGGGTCCAAGCTGCCAGCAGAACCAGGAGACCACGGCCGGGATACGCGCCGCCTGGGTGAGACGCCAACAGGCCTCTCCGCGCTCCGAAACCTGGGTCTCGAGCACCCTGCCCGGACAGAGACGGGTAGCAGCGTGTGTCGAGTCGGCCCCAGGGAGTAGGAGAGCTTCGTCTGGAGATCCCCTGCCCGAGATCTGGACCTTCTCCCCCTCCGAGGCGACGTCAGCTCCGCCCCCCTCACCTCCTCTGCCGGTCACATCACCCACAAGCTAGGTCGTTCCATGTGGAACCCCCCAGGGTGACTGGGCTGCAGATCGAGTTCTGATTCTCAGATTCTGAGATTCTCAGATGTGGAGAGAGGGGTCCCATGATGATGGGACCCGCGCGATCGAGGGACCCTCGAGCCCCCCGCCCCCGGCCGGGGAGGACCCGCTCCCTTCGGCCTCGCCGTACCGCTTCTCCGGGAAACCGGTACACCTGGCGGCTCCGCCGCTGCGCGCTCGCACGCCCGCCGCGTCCACGCATGACGGGCCTCTCGCCTCCCTCCCCCTAGCGCTCCCGCTCGTCCTGGCGCACGCTGCGGTCATGGGCGACGCCACCCGATCAGGACGCAAGCGCACACCTGCCCCGCTGCAACGCACCGAACGCCTGCAGGTCACGGTCACCCGGCGCGACCTGGCAGACCTCGAACGCATTGGGAAGGCATGGGAAGTGCCGGCCTCGACTGCGCTCGCCTTCCTGTGCATGGGGACGCTGGCGGACCTTCGGGGCGAGCCCCTGCAGGCAGCCGGCGGCGACCTGGCGAAAGCGGTGGGCCGCTACCTGGCGGGCCTCGGATCCGATGGCGACGGATAGCCCCCGGCTG